TGGCCAGCATTGTACTACCAGTGATTGCAGCCTGAGCGCCTGTTTGTACCAGGGACGCGATAAATGAGGCTGTCACCTTTGCCCCGGAAATCACCGCCTCGACACCCGCCTTTGCTACGCTAGCAATAAATGAAGCCGTAATTTTGGCACCTGAAATTACGGCTTCGGCACCTGATTTCACAATATTCGCTACAAAACTAGCCGCTATCTTCGCCCCGTTGGCTACGGCCTCCGCGCCCGATTTTACAATGTTTGCTGTCCAACCGACAGCTATCTTTGCGCCATTGGCTACTGCTTCTGCTCCCGACTTGATCACATTTCCGATCCATACCGCTAATTTACCTGCTGCTTGCCATCCTTCGGCCCCGGTTTTTACGATCGACTGAACATATCCCACGCCAATTTTGACACTGGCAACTACGGACTCTACACCAGACTTGATGATAGCGGGGACAAAAATAGTTGTGATGATCCCACCAGTTATCACTAGCGCGGTCCCGTTATTTTTTACAGCCGACGTAACCGATTCCAAATTACCCGCCAATTTCGTCAGGTTTGGTAAGGCTGTGTCTTTGATAAAATTAAAAATGGCGTCTATTTTGGGTTTGAGATCGCTAAATGCGGGGGTCAGGTTGCTTTTAATTTTGTTTGCTATTTCGCCAAGTTTGCCTGTAAAGTCAGCCATTTGCGGGGACTTGAGAACTTTAATAAAATCCTGAACCGCCGGATTGATGTTTTGTTGAAAAAAAATGCTGACTTTTTTGATGGCCTCGCCCACTTTTGTTCCCAAATCTTCTGCAAATTTGCGAAACTTATCTCCGCTAACGAGGTCTCCCAGATGCTGCAATCCCATTTTTGCGCTATCGAAGATCGGCCCCGTAAAAACTGCGAGAGCCTGAGTAGCGTTATCTTTCACTGTGGAGAGCAATCCATTAAAGGTTTGCCCCTGGGCGACCATGGCATTGCCACCAAACTTGCCCATCTCTTGGACCAGAAGCGCAATCTTATCTTTTCCAAGCGTGCCAGCCGAGATCATCTGCATGAGTTGAGAGACCGGGATATGCATGCCGTCTGCCAATAGTTTGAATGCAGGAATATTGCGGTTGGTAAGTTGGTACATGTCTTGCAGTGCGATATGGCCAGTGTTGTACATCTGGCTCAACACCATGGTTACGTCGTTGAGATCAGTCCCAGTTCCACCGACCTTTGATATCGCAGCCCCCACATTTCCAAGCCACTTAGTGACATCCTGTGCCTTGACTGACATATTTAATAATTTGAGGCTAGCTGATTGGACTTCTGGAAATTCAAACGGGGTCGTACTAGCGAACGTTTTCAGGTTGCCAATCAGGTTGTCAACAGCAGCATTGTTGTCATTGAGGAATGACATAAACGACACATGAGCTTGTTCAAGCGCGGCATTAGGCGCGAGGAGGAATTGGGCTACGCCGAGGAGTGACTGGCCGATTTGCTGAAAACCGAAAATCGTCTGACCAAGCTGCGCCCCAAAGCTCAGGAGGTTCCCGGCAGAACTTCGCAATGCGCCCACGAATCGGCCAGCTAGCGATTCGCTCGCCTCTCCTGATTTGTTTTTTAATCGATCAAGGCCGCTCTGGGCTTTGTCGGACTGCGAGCCAACGTCGGTTAGCTGGCGCTTTGCAACGTCAGCTCCCTGTATGGTAACTGTTCCGACCAAGGAACTGGCAACTATCATTTTTTTGCCCCAAAAAACAAAAAAAGACCCCGGCCCTTTCGGGCGGGATCTCTGCGGATCTCTACAATTATTGTCGCATACTTTACAGAGCCTGTCTAGATGGTTGCTTACTGGTTAAGAAACCTCTATGGCCCATCGTTGTATAATTAATTAAACTTTTTGCTCTTATTGTAATTGGGAGTTGGAATATGTTTAAAACCACATCAAAGCACGGGTCATTTCAGGTTACAGACGACGGCTATGTTCAAGTAGTTCGAGTATTTTCTAGTACGCCAGAGTGGCGCGAGCCGATAAATATCATTCAAGCAATCTCTGTGCAGCATGGTAGGCTGATGTATTCTATTGCTATTCATGGTAGCCAAGTTCGACATGTTGAAACATTAACCAAGAAAGATATCGATAACCTGATCGCGCTTTTGCCAACGATCCAGTTTGTTGATGTTCAAGAATTGCCCACGCAGACTTTTGTTCAACAAATCCAACCAATGCAAGCACCACAGGTTTATCAACAGCCTCAGTATTCTCCCCAGCAATCGCAGCCAATTACGCAAACACCTCCACCAGCAGCCACTAAAAACCCAACTAAACCGAGATGGCTGATGTCCTGGTATGAGGATGATTCTAAGCTTACCCATGTTGCAACCTATGAAAAAGAAAAAGATTTTGAGCGAGAACTCGAAAAGGCTTACCAGCATGGTTGGATCATTCAGGGACAAACAGCACGGGATGGAAAAATTAGCGGGCGAAAAGTCATAGGCGGCGCTATTGTTGGTGGACTACTAACTGGTGGTATCGGGTTAGGGGTTGGTGCTCTTGTTGGTGCAAAGCGCAGTAAGGACAAGATCACTATAACATACGTTCGCGGTCCTGAATGGTTGGCAAGCCACAGATAATAAAATAAGAGAGCCACTAGATTTGCGGCTCTCTTTTCGTGTTATGGGGCTAGGCTTTTGCGGGCAACCTGGCTAGGATTTCAGCGAACCCTGCTTGCATAGTCGTCTCCAGACTTGTCAGCCGTTGTTCAATCGTGTCCAGACGTTCCTCAGTCAGAAGCTGGCTAATCTTGATTTCCTTGATGTCCATCTGTTGAGACGAAACCACACCCAGAAGCATGGTCACATTTCGGTTCAACTCCTGGACGCTGCTACTAGATTGTCGTTGTAACAAAGCCACCGTCTTTTCTAGAGTCGTTAACCGTTCCTCTGCTGTCGCCATGCCTACCTCTTTCAGAATATCCACATATCTCTTTGAGAGAGAGTATACCATATGATTAGCCTCCCTCACCACAAACAGCGCTCTTCAATGTACTTGAGCAAGGCTTTGATGCGGTTAGGGTCTTCAAAGAGTAGCCCTAAAGAAGTATTACATCTGCTACAAAGCAAACCACGGACGACATTGAGTCGATGGCAATGGTCAATAGATAGTGGTCTCACCTCGCCAGCAGGATTTTTTGCTGTTTCAGCATTTCCGCAACTAGCACACACTCCGTTTTGCGCTTGGAACATTATGTCAAAATCTTCTTGAGTTATTTCGTATTTATTTAAATTGTTTTTTCTAATTTCTTCTTTTGTCAGACGCAAACAATTGCGGCAATTTGCGCCTCGACCATCTTTATTCCTTTTGTCAAAATTAAAATGCTGTAATAACTTTATCTCTTTACAGATTGGACATCGCTTGTGTCCCTCAGGAAAAATCTCTGCAATTGGTTCTACATCCCTATAAGGATGAATCCTTTTGTGCGTTTTCTCTTGGTTGTGAGATCTATAACATAATTTACACAATAAACGATATCCATCACGCGCTTTCGCTACTTTAGCAAAAAAAATATGCGGTTTTATTAACCGACATTCCAAACAAGCCTTTTCACCTTCGTTTGGAAGAAAAAGATCAGAAGAAAGAAAATGATGGGTAGCACGAAGCTCTTTCCTCGATATTCGCGGGGAAGATTTAATTAGTCCCATACTCCGCACCTTGGCATAAATTGTATTGACAGAATGCCCTGGAAGTAATTTTAGTAATGCAGGGGCTTCAATCGTAAGATATTTTTCCCGCAAAATATTTTCTTCTTCTTCTGTCCACTCCTTGAAACGGCGTTTTTCTTTTCGAGCTTGCAACATTTTCGCCCTCGACGCAGGATCGTCCCACATCGCTTTTGAGTTTTTCCTGATATTTTCTCTCCATTGAGCAAGTTTCCTAGGATCATTTGGTACTGGCATCCCGTCCTCCTTTTTGATACGTGACAATGTATTGCAGTACAAGGTATTGCCACGTATAATAATGCCGTATAGCGTGGCTCTAGCGATGGCTGGCCTGAGAAACTCGCAACCGCTAGAGCGTGGCTATGCAGCGTCTGGCAAAGAATCCGGCTTCGACCTATCAATCTTCCGCGCTTCCCGATATGCAATGATATCGCCTCGCTTGAATTTGTAGTAAGATCCTATTTTGTATCCAGCGAAATCCCCATCCTCCATCAATCGAATGACGGTTTTTCCGCTCACTCCTAAGAGTTTACCCGCCTCGTTTGCTGAAAGCAGTTCTTCTGGGTCTTGTGGTTGGTCTCGCAAACTTGATAATACCTCCATTTACTGTCTAACTTAGCTTATTTTACCATTATAGTGATACATAGTCAAGTTAAATCACTTGTCTCACAGTATTGACTTGTCTAACTTGTCCTGGTATACTAAGGAAGTCAATGAAAGTTGATCGATGAAAGACTGGTGATCCTGATATTGTCCGAGTGCTTCGTGACGGGGCAGCACTCTAGCGGGGAGCAATCCCCAAAAACAAAGAAGCCGCCCATGTGAGCAGCTTCAATGTAACGGGCCGGGGATGCGAAGATTGGTACCCTGAGCATCCTCAGTCCCCTCTATCAAGGAGTATACCAAATGCCAAACGAATTGACCACTACCCGCAACGTCTTTACTTCCTCTGCCTCACAGACCATCATGAAACGCCTGCAAAGCGAAGCCTTTCAGAAACAGGCACAAGCCACCGTCGATCAGTTCATGGCTGACATGTATCGCCAGCGTGAACAGGCTCGCAAAAACCAGGGTTTTTCGTTCCTCCGCTAGCGCCAATATCGGGGCTGGTGCGATGCCAGCCCCATGCCCAGAAAGGAATCGCCCCATGTACACTGCTGAAGATTTTACCGCAATGATTGATGAAAACAAGATTAGCCCGGTATTTGCCCTGTTGGATGAGACCGCTGACAATGAAATTTTTATCGATGGATTGTTTGATGGTTACACGGACTTCTACGATACGACAAGCGTGCGCCCTGAGCCGTTCACCGCACAAAACCTCTGCCAGTTCTTTAATAAGATCCTGAATCTGCGTGTGAATGGCATCGAAGACCCCGATTTTTTGAACTATTGGGAACTCGGTTACATTGCGGGCTGGTCTCTGGGTCTGGGTGAGTCAAATCCTGATCTTTTTCACCAGAGCAATCACTCCCATCGTTGGATCAAAGAGTCTTATGGTTCGTTTAATCTGGCCAGTGTGCTCCAGGGCGTTGAACTGGAAATTCTGACCCGCAAGGTGATGTTTGCCTATGCAAAGTCAAAATATGTCGAGTATGCCGTTTGTGATAGGTCTGGGATTTTTGTGCTAAAAGCCACAATCGAGGGTATCACCTGTACATGTGGGCAGCCTGACTGCGATCATGCCCGCGTCATCGCTCGCTTGGAGCCGAAGTTTGGGGAGTTGGAGCTAAAAGCATAATGAACACGAACACCAAAGCCCTATCCTTGCTCATGGGGCCATATCTTATTAAGAAACTGCAACGGTTGCAACGTTTCGACACACGTACCTGCCCGCAAGTCTATCTCCTGGCCCTGTGCGCCTATATCGTGGCTAGCGTCTCGTATCATATTGAGGATTTACCGCTAGAGAGCGCTGGTGATCTGGCTCAATTTAAGTTGGAGGGGCTGGATCTGGCCTTGCAGGATATCAGCGAAGCATTGCAGAAAGACTTTCCTGACGATCCAGTGGGCGGGCTGCTGGCATTTATTGAGATAAATGACTATCGGCTCTCTGAGCACTATAGGGAACGCAAGGAACGCATCATCAAAGCAGGTAGATATTCTCTCCTGACGCGGATCTCTGGCCGGGTAGCAAACCTGTATTCCGCATAAATTTGGAAAAGCCCCAGTTGGCAAGGAAGCCCGCCTTTATATGAGGTGGGCTTCCTTGATTACTCTGGTCTGGCAAGTGAGTGGCGTGGGTGACTGCAACTCTTGCCATGTAAAAAAACGATCCTGGTGGCATTTAGGACAGCGTATCCACATGCCGTTTGCGTTGCGTCGGAAGAGCAAACGATTATCGATGCAGCGCACGTCTAATTGTGTTTGTTGTGCTAGTTCGATCATACGCCTTTCTCTCCCTGCACGAATTATTTTTTGCGATCATCGATAATTTTTTGAGCGTCATGCTCCGCGCTCATAGCTATAAGTGCCCAATCAGTCCACACGACAGACTGTTTGATAAGATCCCACGGCGCGACCCCCAGGTATCTCGCGGCCTGCAATATGGCGTACCATTCCGGGCACCAAGCAGTCTCAGTATTCGTATGAAGCACCAGATAGCGCCTCAGCGCTGTTTCTTCAGAGACTTCTTCCGCTGAGGCGCTAACGTTTCCGGGCGCACATCCCCCTGGATTGCCTCGATAACGAGGGTCAGCATGATTGAACTGACAGTCGCTAGCCGATCCTTGTTTAGCGCGATAGGGGTCACGCCGTCATCCTCCATCAGATCCCACTCTGCGACCATCTCGATAAGCAAGGCGATGGCTGAATCCAATTCGGCTGTGACCGCTTCCTTGTCCTTTGAAAACTTGTCCATCCGAGCGATCATTTCGCGTGTGAGGACGCCCGGCAAGTAGTGAATATTGAGATCCCCCGTGGGAAAATCGATGGTAACAAGCGCTCTCTGTGCTGCTACATCGGATAAAGTTACTGGCATCTATCTATGTGCTCCTATAATGCTGTCAGCAGGTTCGTCGCAGTCAACATGTGCGAATGACCCCACGTTGCATCCTCAACAATCGTAAATTCATACCCGATTGCGAATATGCCATCTGAGTCGCTAAATTTATCGGGTTTCCCGACCTTGATCGCCATGTCATGAATGAAGCCATCATAAATCGGATCCGTAGCACCTCCACCGTCGCTGGCAATTTGCGCGCCCTGAGCCTCAACACGGAGGAACCATGTGGACCCCAGCCGCATCGTATCCATGAGCGCCATGCCTTGCGCATCGGCTTCCAACATGACTTTGAACGTGGTGGCAGGGGCGAGATCTGAATGCGTTGTGAAGCTGGCCTGAGCGCGATCGACGAACCACGCAGGATTGTACAATCCTGCGAAACCAAACTCCCCAGAGATGAAACGGGTGAATTTTGTTACGCCGAGACCTCCGCTCGTGGAGTCCAGGTAGACAGAGAAATTGCTAGCAGGCATCGGAACTTGCGGGATAATCGTAGGAGTGGTGGTCAGGGTTATGGCATCGCTGATCTTCTGACAGATGAGATCACCAGACATCGTCGCGTCTTTACGATCGAACTTGTACCCCCACTTGGTAAACAAGCCATACGCAAACTTATGAGCACGCACTGAGTCGCCCTGCTCAAATGTATAGGTTTTGGGGGATGCATTTCCTGAGAGGATCGCATCAAAGACCCAATCCTTGGCCGTCGCGCTGGTGCCATGCGCTCCGATTGTGGCCGCTCCGAAGGCGCCAGACAACGGATAGACTACAGCGTTGTAGTCCATGTTCCCACTGAGTGACCCGCTGGCCCACTCTCTATTTAATTCCTGGACTTCACTGTACTTTCTCCCAGTGGGTCTGTAATTGTTGATTTCGGTTTCGACGCCGAATGCGATATCAAATGCGTCTATGCGACGGTTGGCGGCCACGGCAGTACCATGCGTGGTCTCGATGCCAATCTGTAATTTTTGATTAACCGAATTTCTCTCTGCCATCCCGGCCTCCTTACGCTTTTTCTATCTGAATGCGGTAAAGTCCACCGCTGTGAAAGAATTGAATGCCAGCGGCTGGCGTTTCGTCATAGGCTACAGGCTGCTCACGAATACAGGAATGGATGTAGCCACCTGTGATGGCTGTAACTGTGTTGGTGAACAGCACACCATCAAGCGCATCGCCGATGTCAGCTACATCCTGGGTGATGCTGGCTGGCCCAACTGCCTTCACCAAAAACAGACTCTCAGTGAACATCCTCACGCCGTTGTGGGTTGTCTTGTCAGATCCGGCCTGATGAACCAATACAACCCATGGGGCGATAGTCCCTACTGGCGCAGACCCGCGATGAACACCCCCAGGAGCGTTTACGGTGGACGCCTGCGAATAAATCCAGGCCAGCCCCATTGTGCTCTCGCTCATCTCGCCGCCTCTTTCATCGCTTGCTCAACCGCAGCCATACCAGCGTCAAAGCCAGGGCGCGCCGCTTCGACTGACTGAGCCATTGCTGGATTGGCCGTGTGGTGTGCTCCCCCCAATTCCTCGACAAGTCCATAGTTCGCGCCCACGCCAATATAAGCGGTTTGATCGTCAGCGGGAGCCTCAATCTCAGGCAAAAGATATGCACCAGGACTTGTTGGCGCGGCTCCCCCGTATGTGCTTTCTGTCTTTGTCTTCACGTAGCCGCTATTTTTCTCAAAACCAGTATCGACACGAACTCGCGACTGCCAGCCCGCGAGCACATCAAAGGCCGTTTTCCTCACCACTTGACTTGTCACCTTAGGTAAAGCCTCGGCCAATTTTGCCCAGTTGTTGAACGGCTCAGTCATTGCAACTCCGATGCGATCACGCCTTGCAAAAACGACCAGGATGCGGGCGTCAGAATGGCCTGCACGATCATGGTTGTGCCATCGATGACCAGGATGTCATTAAGCCTCACATCCGTCGCGCTGGGCATTTTAACCTGCCATGTGATCAGACTCCCGATCTTATCCGCATAGGTAGCAAGCAGGCCAGCAGTGGGTTTTATTGCGCTACACGCGACGGTAGCAACGGTGTTCAATGACTCGGTTTCACTGCCCAACCCGTCAGGTGTAAGCGTCACCTGCTTAATCTCACAGGATTTATCGAGTAATTCCTCAACAGCAGATTGGATCTCATCATTTTCGCAAGCAGATAGAGGCTTCATGCATGTAGCCATGCTAGCCACCTCCATTGCCAGAAGCCATATAGTCAATCGCGTTTGGCCCCAGCCCAAGCGAGGGTTGTGATTGACTATTCAAATCCGTTCGTATGGCATTGATGGTTCCGGGTCGTTGCTGCATTCGATAGGTACGAGCAAGGTTTTGGAGAGCAATAGTAACTTGCCCCCGTTGCCTGCTTTGCCCATCAACGCTGAAGTTATAAGCCATCGCCCACTTGGCCGCCATGCGATCTAGGAGATCGGCGGCTGAACGGTAAACATCATACGTTTTGCCAGTGATATAGATCGGCGGCAATGTGTTCGTCGCGAATGTCCAGCGCCCAACAATCGGCTCGCTTGTGGTAGGCGTGACTGTTGTCGTCAGATACTGCTTGAAGATCGCATCTGTCTCCCAGTCACCCAATATCGCAAAGTAATCCAGGTATTGGATGGTGGACCCACTAAACGTTGGTTTCGGCGTGAGGAGACCATTCATCACATCCTGACGCCCTGCATCGAGCACATCTTGGATCTCGTTGTCAGTAAAATTCTGGCAATCCCCAGGATCAGAGTCATTGATAAGCAGGCGAACGCGACTAATGAGCGCTGCCATGCTGGTTCGTGCTGTCATCGAATCCGCCTCCTTTCAGTGGCTA